GCGTTTGTGACCGCCGAAATCAGGCCGCATTCTGGGTGATGGATCGCGCATTCTTCGAGAGCAGCGAAACCGCCGTCTGTCATGAGGAGTGCGTCATCGTTCAAGAGAATCACGTCGCCGCCCGCGGCGTTAATGCCGATGTTGCAGTTGCGGGCGAAGATGAATGGTTTAAGCCCGGTGAACACAGAGAGACGGAAGCCGTCAAGCCTTCCGGTAGAAGATTGGGGATCCCAAAACGTCGCCGGCCACTCAACGCCGTCGTCAACCACGATCACCGGCGCTCCAGGCTCATAGCGGTTGATAGCGCCGATGCAGGCGCGAAGGTTCTCGATGTTTTTGGAGGGAATGATTACGCTAAAACCCATCGGGCAAAGTCCTCTTGAAAGTGAGCCGGTAGCGCGGTCGAGTCGAGATGCTTCCACGGCTGCCCGCCATTCTCGAATCGGCAGCCGGGGCTCGTATTGGTGCTGTGGTGGAGTGCGACGAGAGAACGGCAGCCATCTAACGGAGCAACCGCGCCTCTCGCCTTCTTAAAGAAACTGTAATCCTCCATCACTTGCTCCGGGGCGAAACGGTTACGCTCCCACCACGTTCTTCGGTACGCGAATGACGCACCGACAACGTGCCTGGCGCTGTGATATCGCCAAATTTCGTTTCTGGCGAGCCGATAAAACAGGATGCTTCGATATCCTGTGAGGACGAGAGATGTATCCTGGAGCGCTTGGACCTGATCCGCAAGGCGTCCAGGATAGTTCCAGTCGTCGTCGTCGAAATGGGCGATGATTTCTCCCCTGGCCTGCTCGCAGCAGAAATTCCGCTTAACTCCTGTGCAGTGTTTCTTATCGAGACGGAAATAGCGGATTCTTTTATCATCTGGAATGAGACCCTCGGCGCTTTCCTCTCCGTCGTCGGCGATCACCATTTCCTTGTACGGATACGTCTGACTCAGAAAGCAATGGATCGCCAGGGGCAGGAATCGGCGCCGGTTGTGCGTCGGACAAATCACCGTCACGAAAGGGGAGGGCGGGCGCTACCTCTTGAGCGCCCACCTTCGTTTCATAATGCTGAATGCCGGGAGATTCCGAGTTAGCCGCGATGATTTGCGGTGCTTCAGGCGTCACGATTTTTCGCTCGTAAACTATTCGCGGAATCGGAACCGGCCGTACCAGCCTGCGCTGAAGTAGATCCTGCCCCACTATGTCATCGACCTCAAATTCCTGGTGAGGCAGGATCATGCGCCGGTCCAAGCGGATCGGCTTGTTTGCAACGACTCTCATCGAATTACGGCGAAGTGGTCAATTGGCCGTATTTGTAGGAATTCGGTCGGTACACCACGAGGGCTTCGCGCTTTTCCGCCCGCACCGTCACCAGGTTTTTCTGGAAGTTGTCCTCGTCCTCGGTGCTGATCTGAACTTCCAGATCCATGCGCGGCCGGACTTCGGACGCCAGAGGGCGCCCCGAGCCGGTCAGGAAATAGCCGGCAGTCATCACTGTCGTCGGGACAACGGTCAAGCCGAACAGACTCGGCGGAACCACGGTCTGCGGATCGCCGAGGAGATACCGGCCGTAGGAATCCTTTTGCAGTCTCATGTCCCACCAATCGGCAGGATTGAGAACGACAAACGTGGGGCTGGTCTCCATGTCGGCCGCGATTTGCTGAATGGATCGACCTACCACGTCGATCTTGTTCCAGCCATCTGCGGCAATGAGCAACGATGTGTCGAAGGCGTCCGCCTGAGTTGTGAGGCCGTTCAGATCGACGCCGGCGCCGGATCCGAACAGGAGTTGCTCATCCTCTTCGATGTCGATCGCATAGGCGAGTGCAGTTCGGAGGAAACCGAGCAGCTCATCCCAGTCGTCGAGAATCTGGCGCGATGCTTTCAGCCAGGTGGCGATGGTCCGAACCGCTTCATCGACGACCGTGAATGTCACGGCATTCTCCGCCTTTGCGCTGCCTTCCGTCTGTGGGCTGGCCTTCGCCATCGCTGCGTTGACCTTGACGTAGTAAATCAACGTCATCGCCGTCGGCCGCGACGCGAGAACATCCCTGATCCGCAATTCTTCGCGGGCTTCCGGCACGATGCCGGGCACGCGCTCGATCGGCACAACGCCGGCGGCAGCAGTGCCAACTCCAGAGATCAAGAGATCCTTGCGCTCGAAGAATCGCCGTTCCTGTTGGAGCCGCTGGACCCCGCCCTTGATCGTGAAGCGCACGATGCCGCGCTTGTCGTTGATGAGCCTGGCGAGATGCTCGTCTTCCTTGAGTTCCTGGGCGAGCGTTTTGTGTTCGCCGCCGCCCCACGCCTGCCGCTGCATCTTCTTGTCGATCTCGTCGGTCTGCGCCTGGAGCTTCGTGAGAGCGTTTTTGGTTTCGTCTGTTACGGTCCCGAGGCGTTTGAATTCTTCATTCGCCTTCAGGACAAAACTGTCCAAGGTCGGCTTGATGCCGGCCAGGATGTCTTCGGGACTCATGATAGGATCTCTCCTGTTTTGGATGTGAAGTAGGCGTTGATGCCTGCCACTACTGCGGAGTGATCTTCGACCGGCTCCGAGGCCAATGGTTTCGCGCCTTCGCCCGCGCCGGCTTCGGAGTGGTCTTCGACCGGCTCCAGAGTGGCGACTTGTTCGGCTGATAACGCAAACGAATCTTGCCCGTCTTCGAGCAGCGGCAAGACTTCATCCAGACTTTTCACCCGGGTGACTTGCGCTGCTGGCAGGGCCGGGAAGGTGACAATGCTCACTTCCCAGAGCTTCAATTCCTGAATGTGCCGGATGAGCCGGTCCTCTGTCTCTTCCCAGGTCCGCTTGAGCGTAGTGAATCCGATCGAGAGGCCCTTGATGAGTTTCTTTTGGAGTTTGCCGTAGACCTTTACGGCGACCGGATCATCAAGGTCGAGCTTGCCTTCGATGAGAACTTTGTTCTGCCATTCTTTCACGGTTCCTTCGCCGATCACTTCCGACGATTGATGCTGGAAGAGAACGGGCACGACCGGATTCTCGGAGATGGTTTTGGTGAGTGCGCCCTTGTCGATCACGTCGTGGGTGAGGTCCATTTGCCCGTAGACGGTGGCTATCCCGGTGAATGTTCCGTCTTCCTTCACTTCGTGAATCTCAAAATCTTTCGTTTCCAGGCGGCGGGTTTCTGGCTCCACAGTTTTCTTTAAATGATCCTTCACCCAGGTCTTCGTGCCGGCCATTGTCCAGCCGTCGGACTTTGGAAAGCGCAACGCTTGAAGCGTCATCGGGCCGGACGAGCCATCGCTCTTGAGTTTTCCCATGATCGAATCAACCCGGGGCTTGCTTGGCTTGAGCGGTACGCGCCGGAATGACTCTGCGATGAATAGCGCCGGATCTTTGATCCGATGCGCGAGTTCTCCATTGGTTTCTTCCCAGGGCATTACATGATCCATCCTTTCTTGCCCGTCCCGAGACGGACGAGAGATTGCTGTGGCTGCTGCGCGGGCTGCCCGCCGGTCAATGCTTGCATGTTCAATTGAATGTGATAATCGTCGCCACCCTCGAAGGGGTTCCAATCTTCGAGCGCGCGGATCTCGTTCTGATTGGCGATTCCATTTTGGAGCATGATCGAATATCCCTGCATCCGGCTGAGGAAGTCGCCCCGGAGAAGGCTGTTCACGTTCAGTTTGCAGTAGAATCCTTGCGCCTTCTCCTCCGGCGTAAGCACCGAGCGATTGAGAGCCTTCTCCCATCGTGTGATCCAAGCCATGAGGGTCAGTTTCACGAACTCCAGAGCGAGCTGCTCGATGTTGCTGAATGTCGCACGACTCAAATCGCCGACAAGGTGTGGCGAAATCAAAAACCATCGGCAGATTTCGGGCACGGTGAATTGACGACTCTGAAGGAATTGGGCATCCTCAAGCGACCAACCGAGTTCCTGATACTCGACACCCTGACCCTCCAGGATCACCGCCTCGTGGAAGGAATCCGGGCTGCCGTACTGCTCCTTCCAGCGTGCGCGGAACTCCAGATACTTCTCATCGTTTGCAAACGGTTTCGGCGATTTCAGGATGTATGGGCGCCGCCCGCCTTGCGCGAAATACCTCGAGACATATTCCTCCTGGATCTGAGCCAACGCGATGCTGTTACGTGCCAGCGCCACCACGCCGTATCCCATGACACCGTTAGGAGAAGGGCCTCGAAGATGGAAAATATCTTGCGGCTTATCGGATTCGACGGCAAATGGCCTCTCGCTTGCGTTCCCTTCTTTCACCACGTAGATCAGGCGTTTTGATTTGTCGAAGTCTGCGGTTACGGTCGTGTCTTGACTGAACGGTTGGAGGGCTATTGCCTCCCCTGACACGCTTCGTCGCGTGATCCAGGCAAATTCGTTACCGCGTGTCACGGTGTTTGCGGTGAGAAGTTCCCGGAATTCCATGTCCGACATCGCCGGATTCGGTTCGTCATGTAGAACACGATATAAGGGCTTGGTCGTCGCCGGGATGCGCTCGCCGTTCTTGAGTTGCATCAATTGACACGGTAGGAAAGCGACCGCCTCGGAGATGATCCGACGGCAGGCCCACACGACGGATTGAGCAATAGCTGACTGCTCCGTAACCGGGCGCCCCGTCCAACTCGATTGACTTCCCAACTTATCGAAAATCCGCAGGCGCTTCGCCGTCGCAGGGTCAAGCAAGCCGAACGCTTCGGCAGTTTTAGCGACGAGCGAAAGCATTTTGTTGAGGAGCTTCATCCGAGAGAACGCACTCCAATGGGCGCGATATCTTCCGCAACGATGAGCCGCGAACCAGCAGTGACGGCCGCCGCGAGCCCGTCAATGCGGGTGCTGTCCCGCTCACGATCGGGCTTGACCGGTCGAATCAAATCATTCCCATCGCTCTTTGTGCAAAAGCAACTTGCGTTCCACGCCAGGACCGGATGATTGCCGTGGCCAATTTTGCCTTCGCCGACGAGACGCAGGAATTTCTTGGTGCTTTCATTCAAGTGCATCGTGCGCTGCGGAACTTCAATACACGGTAAGCCCTCGGCGATCAAGGCCGTGCTCATCTCCCGCGAGTTGTAGGGATCGAAACAAACGTCCTGAACGTCGAACATTTCGCATCCCCAGGCGATCCGTGCGTGCACGTCGCCGTAGTCGATGGCTGTGCCGGGAGAGAGCGTAATAAATCCCTGCTCGGCCCAAACGGTGTAAGGCATTCCGTCTCGTAGTTCAGCTTTGCGTATCGTCTCGGCCGGCATCCAGTAGAACGGCAGAATATCCCATCCATCATCGTCGCGCGGGAACACGAACGACAGCGCCGACATGTCGGTACTCAGCGAGAGATCGACGCCGAGCCAGCAGCGCCGGCCGAAGAATTTCTCGAGAAGTGTGTGGGGCAAATGCGGCGATTCTTCTCGCCAGCCTTCCGCCTTCCAGTTCGACTGACAGGCGGTCCACTTCTGCATGTCGATCGCGCGGCGTTCCTCCTGATCCCACAAGGAGAGGTAATATCGTTTGAAACTCTGGACGGCCTTTGGATCCGAGAGAGAAGCTTTGTACTCTTCGCGGATCTTCTCGATATCGAGGAAGCCGCCGTTTTCTTTGAGCGACGGATTCGCCTTTCTCCATGTCGCCTCGGATTCCCAGTCATCCTTCGGGTCCGCGGCGTAGATGCGCCCGTAAAACGTCGGATCTTCTATCAGCCCTTCCTCGATCCGGCGGGTTTTTTCGTGCAGCCGCCAGGCGAGCGGCGAGTCCTTCTGGATACCGGCGGTCGTTATCGCTATCGTCAGCGTTCTATGCTTCCGGGCGATTCCGCCGAGCCGGAGCACGTCCCAATTCTCGAGCTGCTTCCGCGTCTTCCAGCGGTGGACTTCATCGGCGACTACGAACTTCGGATTGACCCCATCGGTGAAATCTCCGTCTGCCGCGATCGCCGCGTAGAAAGTGTTTGGATCCCGCCGGCTGATAATCCGGTGCGTGCTTCGGAGAATGCGGACGTAGCGTTTGAGGTCAGCGGATTGCTCCACCATCGCGGTCACCGCACGGTAGACATTGAGCGCCTGGCGCTGGACTGATGCGGCGCCATAGATTTCGCAACCCTTCGCCTTGTTGATGACTTGCATGACGAGGATGAAGAGGATTACGCCGGCTACGAATTCCGTCTTACCCGTTTTTTTCGGCATCTCCAGGTAGGCCATGCGGATTAGAGATTCTCCGTGCTCGTCAACATTTCCGAAAATTGCTCGGAGAGCGTCGCGCTCCCACGGGCAAAGGCTGAACTTTTCACCGTACCATTCGCCCGAGTGCCGGAGCACATGCCGGAAGAAATTGCACGCGATATTGGCATGGTCAGGAAGTCGCACATTTATTGAATCGTCGCATCCGAGTCCTCGGAAGGTTGATTCAGGAGATTCAGGAATCTCGTCTCGTCATCCGGTTCGCCCACTATTTCGACTTGGCTTCTGGAAGATGGCGTAAGGCCGAACTCTCGCAGCAGCGCGAGTTCGCGGTTCCGTAGCCGTTCGACGACGCGGAAAAGCGGGCTCACCTGGACATAGGGACCGTTTTTGTAGAGCGGGCCGGTCGCTTGGAGGTTTTTCTCCTGCGCTATCCGATCTGAGGTTGCGTTCGCCAGGTTCTCGAGAGCGATCAAATCAGCTTCTCGCAGCACGCGGAGCCTGGCGAGAATGTCTGCATAGTAGATCCACCATTCCCGCGCCGGGAGCGCGAGACGTTCGGGTGGCGATCTCAACTCGACCGCGCTCAACTCGTCGGACCTCGGCTCGCGGGAGAATTGCTCCTCGAATTTCCTGACGCCGACTTTCCGCGTGTCGCCCTTCTGCTTTTTCAACACGCTTGGCGCCGGCCGTGGACCACGCAACCCCATCAGACCATCGCCTCCCATATTTTTTTCGCTTGACAGTGTACCGCAATCTGCGGTACACTTGAGGAGTGGTGAAGCATACCAGCTTCCGGCTGCCGAAATCCACGGTCGCGCAACTCAATCAGTTGGCGCGAGATTGCGGCATGACTCTCACCCAAGCCGTGATTGTGGCCATCGACAGAATGGCCGAAGGAGGAAAACATGCTCGCAAAACTATTCCCGTCCCTCCGCATCCGCCGAGCGCTGCGCCGGTGGATTGAGCATAATCCGCCCGTGGACGGAGCCAGGCCGTCTTGAGATCCCGCGATTTCGCCAGCACCAGCACATGTGCGTGAAACATCATTGGCTGATTATTGCTGATGGAATTCGCCCGGCCATGCTTCCAGATCAGGTCTAATCGCATATCCCAGTGCTTCGAGAGATTGAATGCTTGGGAGCTACCGCAAAGTACCACCGCCAACGGCGCGAATTGCTCCAGGGCACGTATGACGGAACCGGCGTCAATTTCGAAAGGTGGATCGGTGCAGACACCTTCGGCGGCTCGGCAGAAAGACGTCTGATCCTGGAGGGCATCGCCGATCAGCAAACGGTGCTGGCCGATCTTCCAGACCTGCCCTGACTCTGTGCCCCATTGCTTCCGGAGGGCCCCGGCCTGCTCCGGCTTAGCCTTAGCATCGCGCTCTGCTTTAAAAAACCTTGTGTTTGTCGCCTCAACAAGATCCTTATAGCAGGAATCCATACCGCCTACGAGGTCCTTGAAAAGTTCTGCATCGCGGCCGGCCATCGCCGCGATCGGATCGAGCGTTGCCAGGATCAGTTTCTCTTCTTCTTCGCTCAGGTCGACGTAGACCACCGGGACTTTCTCCCCGGCAGAAATGGCAATCCCGATCCGAGCATGGCCATCGACAACATGCTGAGTCCGCACATTCACGATGCAGTCCTGAACCCAACCGACTTGCTCGAGGACACCCTGGAGCGCTTTCTGCTGCGCCTGACTGTGGATCCTCCAGTTGTGCGGATTGGCGAGAAGCTGCTTCGGGTCCTCTTCGCCGTGGCCGACAATTCGGTTGCGCCACTGACGAGGAGCCAGCAGCGGTTCAGCCGCCAGATCAGCCCCGGCAAGTCGAGTTGATGCCGATCGGCGAATCCCCTTCCGAGTCGGTGGTAGGTTTCCCGTTCTGTGATGGTCTAGACAAAGCGGTATCGCAGAGAAATCAGAAGCCTTCTGGCCGAGGCCGTGCGGCCCGGTGTGCGCTGCTTCGATGTGACAAACACCACAAACGCCGCAGACAGCACACGGTAAGGTCCGAATCCAGGCTAAGTACTGAGGGCTTCTGGATGGTACCATTACTCATAACTCGCGGATTCCTACAGACGCCCTCGCACGGTCCACAGGCCGCGCCTAACCAGCGAATCAACCCGCCCCCCCCAGCACCATAAAAATCAATCGAATTCTCCACCGATCCCAGGTAGTTGAGTAGTGGGCCTCGATTTACCCGCTTCTGCGAGGATCGCCAGCATGCCTTCCTCGATGTGGTCCAGCATCGCTTCCTTGCTCTCGCTCAAAGCTGGCCGGAACGCAGGCCGCGGTGCCATGTTATGTCCAGTGTGGAGGCCGAACTCGAACATCGTCGCAAGTGACATCCCAACAGTGCGGCCTTCGCCTTGCCACTCGACATATCCAGGTGCGTAGGGCGGCGTCTTACCGCGTTTCGTGATGCCAAACAAGGCGGATGGTTGCTTTCGCTTTCCTCCGGGCTTCGAATATGTGAACGCCGATTCAATCGCTCTATGTGGCCAACCAGCCACCTGTGCTGTTAATTTGAAATTACTCAGCCAGATGTCGGCTGCTTCGCCTAGGATCTTCTGCATCTTTGGCCCGACCACCGCAGCATCCAGTTCTTTCAGTTGCGTTGCAAGTTCCTTCAAGCCTCGCATTCGCAGACCGGATCTGATCGTAACTCGGCGGTTAAATGAGGGATTCGAGGGCATCAGTATCCACTCGCGGTCTTAGAATTATGGCAGGACTTACAGAGCGCCTGCCAATTGGTGACGCTCCAGAAGAGCGCTATATCCCCGCGGTGTGGCTGTCGGTGGTCAACTACCTGCGAGGCCTCAGTACAGGAGCCGCTCGGGTAGCCCGTACAGAGCGGGTGTTCCGCGAGGAATGTTTTACTCGCGCGCTCCCACGTCCGCGTATAACCGCGTTCCCTCGCGCTCCCGCGCCGTCTATCGTACTGTGAGCAGCCATGTGTGGGGCAAGGCCGGGGATGTGGGCAGAGAGGGCAGGAGGATGCTGCGACGGCTGGCATTTAGGTTTTCGGTTTGCCTGTGCGCCATGCCCAGAGGCCGAGCCCCAGACCGGCGATGATCTTCAGTGCTTCAGTGATTGGCTTCGGTGCGAAATCGCCAGCTAGGATCTTGCTCGCTGCATCGAAGTCGATATCGTAAGCGAGCAGGGAGACAGCAACGGCACCGATCATCGTGCTGCCGGTGTCGCCGTGCGTCAGTTTCTCGAGCGCACCTTTGACGTACTGATTCTTTGCGAATGAGAATAGGCCCATCAGGATTTGTTCTCCTTCGTTTCCTCCTGCCACCTGTGGATGACACCGCAAGTTTCCTTCCGCACAAACTCTTTGTCGACGCGATCCAGGAGTCTTCGTTCGGATTGAAGGATGGCGTTCTTGAGATTCAGGTTGAGCACATAGTTGAACACTTGGCCTCCTACCGCGATCGCGCCGAGTGCCAAAGTGCCAATGTGTTCGTCAAACATCGATCGTGCTGTGCAAGCCCCGGAGTGAGGCGACGTACTTGCCGCCGCGCGCGCTAGGTATCCCAGCACCATATAATTTCCACACCTGGACAACCGGAACGTGTGCCGTCGCGGCCGGTGACTGCAATTGTGTGATGCCGTCGTAGCCGCAGGCTGTAGGCGGGATCGTCCTCACGGCTGATTCTCGCCGATGATCTCGCTCAAGGATCTGAATCGTTTGCGCCGCTATGAGCACCGCGCAACCGCGATGAATCAAGCGTTCGGCTGCCTTGCGCGAGGTTATGCCATTACCGCTGGCAGGGTTTAGGATTTTGAATTTACCGGGAGGGATACGAGTAGCGTGTGCCACGGTGGGGACGCCGCGATTGCGGCGCAGGAGGGCGGTGCTTCTTGAAATCTGCCCTCACGAGAAACTGTACACTACCCGCGTTTCGGGTGTCAAGAGGCACTTTCAGGCTGTGCGTAATCCGCCGAAGTGCTGTCGCAGTAAACCCACCAGGTAGCCGTAACTTTTAGCCGGCTGCTTGCCAGCCCGATGACAAGTCACGAGGTATTCGGCGATTTCTTCGCGTGTCGCGCCGTTCGCCGCGAGAAGTGCCTGTTGGCAGATTGCTTCGTCGGGTTGCCCAAACTTACCCAGCACGTAATCGTACATCGCCTGGCCAATCCAGGCCATTTCTTCTGCAATGGACGAGTGAGATCCGAGCGGGTAACGGAGCATACAGGAAGGCAAATGGGGAGTACTGTTTTTGATGTTGATCGGCGTCGAATCGGCAGTGGTTGTCTCCACTCCTCGAGCCCTGGACGACGCCGATAAAGTCTTTGGCTCTGTCTCTGTCTCTGTCTCTGTCTCTGTCTGAGTCCAAACTTTGGACTTATTTTGGACTTGTTTTGGACTTTTTTCTAAGTTATATTTCCTCGGAGGACTTCCATCCCACCACGTAAGTCCAGCGTTTTGAAGGTTTTGTCTCCAGTGGTTCTGTGCATGATCCTTGATATCGTGTATCACCAGCCTGTTTGGCTCTGCCACGATATCCAGCCACTTGGACCTGATTAGCGCGCTTATGAGCTCCTCTCCAGAAAAATGCCACCCGATTCCGGCGGCAATCACATCGTCTGGCCACTTGCCGATATCACCCTGAATGGCATATTTCGAACACCACTCCCATAGGACTTCGAGGATCCCGACAGCTTCGGCTTTGCCACCGAAAGCGGACTTCTTTTTGTGCGCTCGGTAGATTTTCTCAAGCTCAATTGTGAGCATGAGCGTCTTCGGGTGGTCAGGTGTACCACGTTTCAATCTGTCCCTCCTTATCCTGGGACCTCATTCCGTCCGAGTTCCCCAGCACCAAACCTGCACATCACGCCAATCTCCGCTTCAGCGCCTCGTAATCGCCTCGGTACACGAGGACCTCGTAACCCAGAACTTCCAGCCAGCCGTGATAGGCTTTCTGCGCCTTCGACAGCCGCCCGGTTGTGCTCTTGGTTTCAATCCACAGCACATCATAAGTGAGGGCGAATCGAACGGCGACGAGATCCGGCCTACCCTTCACTTGCAGGCTACGCCATTCCTCTTCCGGCGTCAGTCGAGAATTCTGCCGGAGGTCGATCCACAGCCAGCGGGTAGCATTGAGCAGATCCGTCACCTGGCGGAAAGTACCGTGTGGTCCGTTCTCCGGAAGTGCAAGTTTTCCAGCTTTGAGTTTGAGGCCGGATTTCATCGTTTCGCCGCCGCGATCCGCTCTGCGTAGCAGTTCTCACAGCCGCGGGAGACTCGCGTGCATCCTCGAATGCAATTCCAGGTCCTTCCTGGATTTCCAGCCGCGTC